GCTTCAGCGTCTGGATTGTCTGTAATAGATAAAGTCACTGTACTTCCAGACTTGCTCATTTTGATTCATAGTCTAGGAAATTTTATCATTACATTATCTCCACTTGTTAGAGTTCATAGACTAGATAGGTTTAATTGTCATGGAGTAGATTGTGTTACTTCTGCAGTTACTGCACCTGCACTATTTAACCTTACTGCTGAATAATTATAAAATTCATCAAATGCTGTACTTCAAGCTACCAATCCACTTGCGTCATCACTATATGATGGAGCAAATCCAGTAGGACTGGATGCTTCCATATATGTCATTGTAAATGTTTTATACTTTTTTTTAGGAGTTCATCATCCTACCATGTTTAGTATAGGCATATCTATATTTTATAAGATAAAACTAATTCAAAATCACTACGTTTACTAATATATCAACTGCTGGCTCGCTTGTACATGTAAACGTCAAGCTGTTAGCTCATTGAGCAGAGCAATATACCACTCAGTCTACATAGTCATTAAATCCTGATGGATCAGGAGATACTATCACAGTATTATTAGCAGTTACTCCAGTCGCTGTCACAGTTTGTGTATTGTTATTCCATCCAGCAGATGTAAGAGTTACTTGAATTGTAGTCTGTTTAGTTACGAAATCGTATCAGTTAGCTGTTTTGGTTAGTACTTGTCATGTAGTTCATGTGCTAGCTGGGTTGAATTGTTTTATTGTTTCCCATTCAGTTCATGATGCTGTTTTTATCAGAGCTTGCCCGTTAGTTCATGTATTAGTAGGATTATTCATCTTTCCATCCAATGCAGTTTGTGTAGCAGTAGATATAGGTTTATTTGCGTCTGAAGTATTATCTACATTTCCTAGTCCTACTGTAGTTTTTGTTACTTGGATATTTACAGTTTGGCTCTCTCACTGATTCATAGAAAATGTTCCATTTGTCACTCATGTAGATCATCCATTTAGTGTCACTGTGACTGCTCCATTTCAGATTGCTCCAGATACTGTACCTATAGCAGTTTGTAGCTCTGATTTAGTAGCATATGTATTTGACACACTTGTTTGAAAACTTGATAGAGCTTGTGCTACTTGATATACCTGAGATTGTACGGCTGGTGCTGTATTAGAGTTTGTAGCACTTGCAGTATTTGCAGGTAATACTGGATTTACAGTAAATATTTTTATTCCAGTGATACTCTGAGCTCCATCTAATGTAACTGTATTAGATAGATCTATATTTGTAGGTCATAGATCTACATAATCATGAGCTGTTGCATTCCACACATATTTTTCATAGTTGTTTGGTTGTCAGCTAATAGGTACAAGATAGATATAGTTACCTTGTCATACTGCAGGTAAAGATTCTACTACTACTGTAGATACTCATAGTGTACTTCATACTAGATTATCTACATATGTAATATCAGCTTTGAGATTCAATGCGTTTAGAGTATCTATAGCACTAGCTTTTCCATCGTATAGAGTAGATAGAGCATGTTCGATTATTGCCATAGTCTGAGCTAGTTGTTGCGTTGTGAATGTTTCACTCATTACTCCTTGCTCATTCAGATTGAGATTTGTCATCTCATATGTAGCAGATTTATCTACTTTTTCAGCTAGTCACGCTGTTAAATCAGCCTTATTTGCTTTCAGATTCAACTGAGTATCGATATATGTTTTATCATAAAAATTTGCTAGACTTGTTACGTCTGCTGTGATAAATCCACTATCATTTTGCAAATCGCTAGTTTTAGTAGGTATTAGTGCTATTATATCAGCTCTTAGGTCGGCTAGCTTTTGGTCTATTTCTGGAGCAGTGTATACTCAGATAAATGTACTTCCATTAAAGTAGTACAATTTTCCAGCATCAGAATATAGCCACATGTTAGTAGTTCCACTTGTGGTTTTGTATGCTATTACTGTACCTGTGTACCCCCATCAGTCGCTCGTAGATACTCTACCTACACTGATTCATACAGGTATATTTGATAAATCGAACTCGATATTTGCGTCTAGTTGTAGATCGGTATACAGCTCTCAATTTTCTGTAGTTTTGATTAGGTTGTTTTCTCATCTTAGTAATACTTCTATTACTCTATGAGTGAGAGCTTCAGGATCTATCCCAGTTCAAGCATTCAGTGAAATAGTTCATGGATTAACCGTTATTGGTGTTTGATCAGTCATGGTCTTTTATATTATCAGATAAAGAATCCATGTCATTATTTGAAGTAATTACCTCAGTACTTTTTTTAGTGCTCCCCAGATTTTGGACTAATTTCCGTAAATCGTAAAATACAGTACTACCAGTACCTAATCCTAGTCACATCAATATAGTAGCTCATGCAGATAGTTCTATATCTAGCATTGGAAATATGGCAAAAGCACTACATATCCCCAAAATAAAAGACAATCCGATATTTATCGTTACTGCTCGTTTTCCTACAAATTGCTCATACGCAGGTTTAGCAAAATTTACAATAGTAGTGATTACGGTAGATATTAATATCAGTCCGATTATTAATGTTTCCATTATTATTTATGTACAAAATAAAAAACTATCATATTCAGATTTTCGCAAGTATGGTCGTAGTGACTCATCATACTACTAGAGCTACAAATCGTATTATTGCTTTCTTTAGTACGTCTACATCTTCTTTTCTCGCATATTTTTTGTCGTTCTCTTCTATCATAGTATTTAGTGACTTACTAAACTTATCCTCAAAATCTTCTATTTTTTCCAGAAGTTTGTCCTGTCAGGCTTTTATTTCGTTTATTTCTTTTTTCATCCACTCGATTTCCCTACCTAGTAAAAGAGTGTCTGTTGTTGCATCTACTTTTTTTGCCATCCTAGTATTTGACAAAAAGTAAATCAATATTTACAGTCATTGTAGCAGTTTCTCCCTCTGTATTAGTTCCTAGATCTACTTTTACATCATATTTTCAGTCAGTTACTTCTACTATTTCCCAGCTAAATAGTTTATCTAGTTTAGCATATTCGTTCCAATCTGATGGAGTGATATTTTTTACCAATAAGTATCTTCAGCTTTCTATCTGGATTGTATCTATTACATTCTCTCCATTAGTGATTAGAGCTCCTTTCTGCATCGTTGTAATTTTTGGAAGTCTATCCAATGTTACATTAGCTACTCTTTGGAGTTGTTCGATACTCTGAGCTTGTATCCCTAGACTATGTCCTGCAGATCTAATAGCGTTACCTATATTGTTTATATTTCCGTATATATCATTATCGATTTTCTCTTGTTGCTGTCTGATAGCTTCTACTTCTCATAGTACGCTTAATATCAATCTGAGTACTACCCAAATATCTTTATGATCTTCATCATGTTTTTTACTTGGATGGTTTCATGTATATTTTGCTATCTCTTGGATATAGCTCTCTATCTTGGAAGTCTGTTCCATAGTAGTTCTTGGTTATTGATATAAATAGTACCACTTGTAATTATTCTTAGTACATAGTTTCCTATTAGATAGTAGTCAGTACCTTTATAGTACTCCTTTTCTATCTCATTTGTTTTGTAGTCTTCAAACATTTTCTTATTATTCAGCAACTAAATGAATCTTAAATTCATATTTTATAGTATCTCATTTCTTCAGATGGAGCTCCTGAATATTTTTTATTACTTCTAATTTACCATCGCTCTCTTTTATTATTTTTGGCTTTATATCGATATCTGCATCCACTTTTTTTTCGAAAATTAAAACTTTATGGTCTGTTTCATCCATAGCGATATCTCATAGGATTTTCTCCCCATTCCAGTCCATATAAATTTGATCCCATAGTTTCATGTTATTTACCGTATAAACTAAAATACTTTTGTCTATCGAAGTCTGTTAGTTCTTCGTTTTCTTTTTTTCTGAGTTTACTTTTGATCTCTCTCTCAGCCAGTCTTGTCAGATCCTTGTTTTGTTTCACAAGGCGTTTATTCTCTTCCTCAAGCGTGTCAATGTGCTTGTCTTTTCTGTATTGTTTGCTTTCGGTGTAGAGTTTAACTTGGTTGTCTTCCCAGATCAGCATATCCGTTTTTTGATAATCGCATATAATTTCCATACATCATGGATAATGAGCTCTTTCTTCTCTTTTAGCATAGATGCGATTTTCTTTGACATATACGTATAGCATAGTATATAAAATCTTATCTAAATATTATTTTACGCTAGTTACAGCTACTGCAAATACTGCCACAGCTATTATTATTGCTAGAGCAATATATACACATACTTTCGTCCTCTTTTTTTCTTTACTTTTTAGCATGTTGTTTCCATGCAGAATAGATTTATTCATGATATTTTAGTAAGAATTAAAGGGCTTGTACATACGCTTTATCTCATGCTAGTCCATTTATCCATAGTTCGTTTAGAGCTTTTACATCAGTAAATGGTCTTGTCATGCTTCATCATACTCCTAGAGCTATACAATCTTCAGGATCTGCATTAGGTCGCTCAGCTACATATACATAGTCTATGTTAGCAGGATCAGTAGATATACAGATTCCAGTTTTTAGCTGTCCGTAACTATCAGATATTTTGTTAGCATTATCTTCTGGCGTTATCAGGTTTGCCATGTTTTCTTTGTCCACTCCCAAAATATCTAGTGATATCTTCTTCCATGATCCATCCATTGTAATTGTCTTTAGCATTTGATTTTTTACAAATATAAATCTTATTTCTACCAGCCTTATAAACAGTTTTTTCTAAAAATCAAAAAGTACAAATTTCGAGCACCTAAGTATTCTAGTTTGTACTTCTTGACTATATTATCTTATATATTTCCGTAGAGAAAATTTAGACAATTCATCACATTATTTTCCCAGTTTTCTGTACTACTTGCGTATATATATTTACAGTCTGTTTCACAGTTCCCATATCTCGATAAATCTTGTATCCATTTCTTATTTCATAAGTATCAGTTATTTAGAGCTTCTCAGATTTTGAATATTCATTCTCTCATGGTTGCGTATTCTACAGTATCTCATCTGTCGTTGTTTCCTACATTTCCTATATTGTTTTTACTTTTCATAGCTCTTCATAGATCAGTGTCTGCTCGTGCTATACATAGTATTACTTCAGGTTTTATATTCCATTTATTACCTGCATCTATAAAATCCTGAGGATTTTGTCCGTATTCTTTTGCAAATGCTTCTAGCGTCGGCTCTACGTTTGGTAGAGCCTTAGCTTTTCATTCTGAGTTAGTCCTAAACTCAATTTTTTGAGGTACTTCTACTTTCAGATAGTCACATCGTCCAGTCATTATTCCACATCCATATTCCTGCACAAATTCGATTCTTTTTTCTTTTGCTTGATTTGCTAGTTCTGCTTGTTGTGTTTTGATTTCTGCGTTCTTTTTTTTGAGTGAGTCTATCTCTTTCTCATTCTGCAAATAAATTTCGTCTATTCTTTCTCGTTCGTTCGATAGACTCTGAATTTCTTCCAGTTTTTTTTGCTGATTTCTTTCCAGATTAGCATGGACTACTGATATGCTAGTAGTATGGTAGAGTAGTACTGCTACGATCATTACTGTAGCAAGGATGAAAATTTTCAGTTTTGGAGAAAAACTGACAAAAACTTTAGCGAGGGTTTTCATGTTTGTATAAAAAAAGAGGATAAAAGTTCGATAGCCAAGTCAAAATGTCTTGACTTCTGCGAACCAAAGTGTATCCTCTCAGCTGTGGAGAGGAAGAAAGGAGGTCTTTTAGCGAGGGTTTCCTCCTCTTCACTTCAATTCGTTGGTATAATTATAATCAAAAATATTTTTCTGTCAAATTTTTACTGACTTTTTTGTTCTGAGATGTTCTGAATGGAGTGGCGAAAAATTTTAATATTAATTATTGTAGCTCCACTTGTAGCTAATATAGCATGGCTATTAATTTGTGCATTAGTTGCTATAATATGAAATCTATTTAGTAGTTTTTGAGGGTGGATAAAGTCCAAATCTAAAATTATTAAATCTTCCAAATCAGAATTGATCGACAAAATTAGAAAACAAGAAGATGAAATAATTAAATTAGAGGTTGATAAACAAGAATTAGAAACAAAGCTAGATAAGTCAAAAGATATAATACAAAAACTAGAGGATGAGAATGAATGATCTAATGCTATTATAGATGACTATATAGGGTATACATGAATATATCCACGAGAAATTTCAGAAAAATTAGAAAAAAGGAATAAAAGAAAAAAGAGAGATTAACCCTCTTTTTTTTCTTGAACCTTTTCCCATGTAGCTTCTGCTAGTTTTTTGTTTTTTACACCAGTCAGCCACTTAAAATCTAGTTTACTATCATCTAGCAATTTTTTAATATCCTCTTTAGATTTTACTCTATCTAATAATGCTTCAGATAGAAATTCAGATACGCTAACTTCTCTGTTTGAGTTGTCAGTTAGATCATCTATATATTTATATATCATGCGTACTATTCAGGGGTTTTTGATATTGCTATTTTTATTCATATAATTTAGAGTTTGTCGCTCGGCTGCTACACTATCTCATATCATATCTTTTAAATCATTTACTGCACTTATCATGTCTTTATCGAATACCATACTTGCTTGATTTAGGTACTTATCTGCTACCCAGCTCTCTATTTCATTTTTTGTTTCATCTCCATTCCAGTTTTTTAGAAATCCATCCGTACCAGTATCTCGTTTTATCTTTCATCCACGCAATTGTGTATATAGCTCATCATTAGTATATGTCTTATCTTTACTGCTCGAAGACTTACTTGTAGTAGTGCTCTTGCTTCATGCTGATGGATCGTAGTATCCAGTCACGTTAGATTGTTTATAGTTGTGGTATCTGAGTCATGTATCTTTATTACTTTCCAATACTGTGATAGTTCCATCTTTGTTTACTCCTGTCACGATAGCCACATGTCAGTATTTATTTCAGTCTGTTGTTCCTGTGCTTTCCCACACTGCTATACTTCCTACTTTTGGTCATGCTCATGGAGTTATACTATTTAGCTTTGTGGATTTATTGTCGTCATATTGAAATTTTACTCCTAAGCTAGATAGATAATCATTTACTACTGTTCCACATCATCATGATCTAATTTTTGCGTGGTTTGCTATTTTATCCTGTATTGAATCTATGTAGCTTGTCATTCATCATTGCACAGCTGATTCTGATACTGGGCTACTTGTGTTTAGTTTGTAGTAGTCATAGTTTAGTTGCTGATTTTTAAGATCTAGGTTAGCTTGATCTATCGCTTGATCTCGTATAGCTTTATTTTCTTGGAGTTTTAGCTGTCTTTCTTTATAATCTCTTTCCCATTTTGTGGCTTCTTCCTCTATTTGAGCTTCATATACTCACTTATAGTAATTATACTGATTCATGAGATTTTCTCTTTGCTTGTAGAGTTTTTTACTCCTGTTATTTACGTAATTCTGCACTTGATATTCTAGTACATTTTCTCATGTTGCTTCTCTTAGCTTTTTTCTAGCGTCTTCTGCTAGATTAGATATTGTTTGGTCTATCTGGTTTATTTGTCCTTGATAATAACTCATTCTTTCAGCGTAATTAATAAGTCACTGATTTTGAGATAGGGCAGTATCTAGATCCATTCTTGCTAGAGCATCTCATCCAGCATTTGCTACCGTTTCACTCAGATAGTTATTTATAGATTCTCATGTTTTATCTTGTAGATTCGTAGCACTGTCTTTGATATTTCCACTCGCTATCATGTTTATCTGATTTAGAGTATCTTCTTTTTGTTGGTACTCTTGGAGTTGTTGGTATTTTTCAGGATTATATGTCTGGAGATCTCTCATAGCTTGTCCCCCAGAGAGTATGCTTCATGCTTTTATAGAGCTTGCTAATTGTGGTACACTTAGAGCGTTTATTTTTTGATACTGATTGAGTCTAGCTTCTGCTTTTAGCCACTCAGTAGAATTATGATCATATGGAGCAGTATCAGCTCATGTTATCATTTTCCCAAATAATTCAGTAGTACTTCATTGTAAGAATGTGTTTACATTTACATCCTGTCACTTAGGTTCTTCAGTCTTCTCTTCTACTTTTTCTTCTACTTCCACTTCTTCTTTTGGTAGGGCGTTTTTTAGTCATCCAAATTCAGCTCACTCCGTTTTTGCGTTTCTGTCTGTTGCATCTTTATATCGTACGCCATTTTCCACAAATCATTCAGGTTCTGTTACTTGCTGTGTTTGTTGTGTCTGCTGTGCTTTTTTTGCTCATGATATGTTTTTTCGTCAGCTATTTTCTGTAGGAGGAGTTGCTTCTTGTAGTACTTCTTTTTCTGGAAAATTTAGATTTCTTTCTCTATCTAGATCAAATCTTTTTCATTTTTCTGGCTCATTTAGAGTGATATTTTCCTTTTCTGGTAATCATGCTACATGTCCAGTTCATACTAGAGCATTATTTTTTCATTGCTCATAGTTATCCTGATAGCGATAGTTATTACCTCATGCAGTCGTTTCTATTTTTCTAGGTTCTTCTGCATTTGTAGTTTTTTCTTTAGTTGCCATCTTTGTTGTTTATATAAGACTAAAAGAAGTTAGTTTTTTCTTTCACATTATAGTTAAATAGTAGACTACGTAGCACAGGACTCGCATTTTCTTCCATTCTTGATCTAGTAATTACCACTTTATATTCTATTACTTGTCGATCCTGCATAAAGTTTCGTTTCCCTGCGTTATCAAATCGGTGCACACATGTTCCCACACTATATCATCATCCACTTGACTTCTCTCCAAAATCTGCATCATCCTGAGTAATTTGAGCTATATGTACCCAAGCACTATCGTCTATGGAGTTCCATTCTCTATTTCAGCACACGTAAATATCTATCGTACCATTATCATCAGTTAGATTATTCATTTCGAATTGTACAAATCGCCTTACTAGACTTTTTGTAAATTCTCCACCATATTCAGTTTCGATTGCTCTAGATATTAGTATACCTTGATCAGCGTATCCAGCAGGATTTGCAGTATCATATATTCTAGCACAATATGCGTAGTCATCATAACTAGCAAATATAAAGTCTTTTGCTACAGCTAGTCACTTTGGAGTCTTATCTTCTGATTCATTATTAAATTTTCGCCTGAGATTTCCTACTGGCATCTTATTAGCATTATACCAGTTAAATTCCCATATTCATTCCACATCAGCAATATACGCACGTCCCTCGTATCGAGCCATATCTTCACTACATGGTCACGTAAAGAATCACAGTTTATGCTGTACATCATATAGACTCAATCCTGCTCTATGGCTTCTCATTACAGGATATGTTTCATATCATATTACTTCTCTTAGGCTTATGTTATTGTTGCTTCAGTCGTATGTCGTTACCACCATTTCCTTTGTCATGTGTGGATATACCCTGAGTACTCTTGTGTTAGGAAGTTCCACGCTCTTCATCAATCCACTATCTTCCATGTCAAATATTCATGGATAGTAATGTATTTTTGTATTTCCTACTTTATCTCTCAAAAATATTTCTACATAGTCGGCTTTTGGAGATATATCAATTATATCTACATCAGGACTGTATTCTTTTACTATTTTCCATCATGATGCGTATACAGATCATGCGTCATCTGCAGGATTGTACACCCACAAATAGTTACCGTTTCATACCAATAGCATACTGTTATTAAAGTTACATATGCAGTCGCAGTATGGTACAGCTTGTCACATTATTACTGGAGTATCTCATGTATTATCTACAGGTACAGTATTGAGCACTTCAGGAGTAAAAGGTTCTCATTGCTTTGGCAGTTTATAGGAAGTTATACCCACGAATGTGCTACTCCTATTCCCAATTACGAACAATCTTCCACCGAATACTACTGCATCAAATGGAGTCATCGAGCTTGGCACGTTTCATATAGTTGTACCAGATGGTCGTGATTCTGGACTTATAGCTTTTACATCTCATGTCACAGGTATTGCTATTACATAATCCCCAGCACTTACCAGCTTACACGATTTATAATTTGCTGATCTTTGTCGTCCTGTGGTCAATTTTATACCTCTAGGATCATCAAACACATTTAGATTCTCAGCATATTGAAAACTTCATTCCATACCCATAAATGGATCATCAGTTACTCCATATTGTCGAGTTCTATCTCTTATTATTCCATCAGGTAAGCTCATTATTGTAGAAATCTAGTATCTAAAAATATCTCTTTTACAGGTCTGCTATCTCTAGTGTTTAGCATTCCTAGAGCTGTAAGAATTTCTTTTTCCCATGTTTCATACTCTATCTGAGCACTAGCTCTGTCTGTTTCGTGTCGTTTTAGTCTAAAGTCTAGATACATATCCAGTGTATCTATTAGATAGAATGGTAAGTTTATATCTGATTCCTTTGTGTTAATGTCTATATCTTCTTCCCAGTAGTTATAACGTATTTTTATTCCATCAGTTATTGCAATTTTTGGAGTAGGAAAAATTACGATTTGATTTTTTCCCAAAAATTCAAATCTAGGTTTATATTGTTGCTGTCTAGCTCGTTTTCTGTCGCTAAATTCTTCAGCCATTACTTGCTCACATACATGGTATACTGGTAGGTTAGTACGAGAATCTACTCTATATGCTACTTCCATTTGTATTACTGATACAAAATCTTTCATTCCATTTACAGGACGAGTATCAGTAGTTCCTAAAGGTAATGTGTATACATTCTGTCATGCTACTGTAGATATTCCTATCTGATCACTAAATAGGTTATTTCTTCAGATGCTGATTAATTTTTTCTTTAGCTCGTTATATCCCTCTTTCATCCATAGAGTACCCAAATCGTCAGTAACTTGTTTTGGTCATCTAATTCTAGAAGTCCTCCACTCATTAAATCTGTTTCACATAGTTGTAGCCATGATGCATATTTTACTCAGATAAAAATCCTGATAATACGATATAAAGAGGTAGATTTCTCCACCTCTTTAGGTTCTTACTACCAAGCGTAAGATAGCGTACTTGCAGATTCGATTCTAACAAGAGCGTCTTGTTGCAAGATAATAGAAGCAATAGCCATCTTCCATCCAACAATTGAGAATAATCCAAGTGGATTATAGCTGTCTTTGTTGTTTCTAGAGATGAATGTTGTTTCATATGCTTGCAATTGAGAAGTTCCGTAAGCTCCCTCTCCAAATACATATGTTGGATATACAGTCACATTACTAGAGAATGTCTGTACAAATGAGCTTTCGATAATTCTTACACCCATCAATGTTCAGATTTCTCCAGTTACGATATCCTTTACGAGATCAGTATATTTCTTTACCTCTACCCAAGCATTTCATCCTACTTGTTCTCTCATATCGAAAGATACGTTTGGATGCATAATACCGATGTATCCACCTGCAAAAGGTTTAGCACCTTTAGTAGACAAGAAAGCTCTTGCCTTATTAATTTCAGTTGTTTTCATTACATCAGTTGCAGCGATAGTAGCACGAGAAGTAGCTGATCCAGCGTAGATTACGTTAGTTCAGTTAGTAGATAAAGTAGATTGTACTACTTCATCCATGATTCTACTAGCGTTATGAGCCAATTCTACCATAGCTTGTCCTACTACATTAAGTAATGTAGTGTCTTCAAGTATGTCAGTAATTTGAGCTACTTGTCCGTACTGAGTACAAGACACACTGATAGTACTGATTGTAAGATCAGTGAAAGATGGAGTAGTTCCCTCAGTAATTACTGAAGCATTAGCACTAGCTGTAGATTTAGACATCCTAGCCCATTGTACTGCTCCGTATCATTTCTGGCTAACTGGTCATTTACCAAATTTCCAGAAAACTAAATTAGGTTCTAAGTTCTCTAAGAACTTCTTCTCCAAGTATTTATGAAACAAATCTGTTGTTCCTGATGCTTGGATGTTACTTGTTTGCATCATGATTAAAATTGAGTTTAGGAATAAAAGAGTTATTTATCTCCCCAGACTCAATCTATTTTTTTTAGAATGGACTGTTTCCATTCTTGATTTGTCTGGCGAGTTCTTGCTCCATCGCTTTAGTATCCATGTTGTCCATAGATTCCTTGCTGAGCACTCTATTTTCTCATAGCACGCTAGTCCCTCCAGATTTTTTATTGAGCTCCTGCTGATCATACTCCACTCAGACTTTACCATTGTATAATGATATTACGTCTTCTGGCTCTAGATCCTTATAAGCATCTTGTTTTGCCATTTCTTTGATAGCTTTTTGAGATTCTTCAGAGATTCACATCTCATTCATCATCTGCCACAATAGTCACTCTTTCATGCGACTTTTCTCGGATTTTATCTCATTCCTACGATTTTTTTCATAGGATAGATCATTTTTGAGATTCTGAATTTCTTCTTCTTTCTCATCAATGTCCTCGTAGTCGTCACGTTCCTGAGCTTCTTTGAGTTGCTTTTCTAGATCAGCAATTCTTTGATCCTTACTTGCAATTAGCTCATCCTTTTCTGCAATGGTTCTATTCTTTTTCTCCATTGCTTTTTGGAAATTAGACTTCTTTCATTCGTCAGCTTTTTTTTCTCAGTCTTCCTGAGATTTAGATTCATCAGACGTTGTAGCTTCTGATTTGTCTTGCTGTTGGTCGTCTTCAGTTTTTCATGTCATTTCATGAGTTGCCTGATCGCTACCATTTACTAAATTTGAAAGATCGTCTCTTCACTGAAGTTCTGCCATAAGTTCATCAGAACTCATTTCTTTTTCTGCCATGTTCTAATAGTTTAAGAAATAAATCACGGCGTATTTCTTGTCGCCTATAGCTTTTTTAGGGGTAAGCATCACAAATTCCCAGCTATTGCATCAGCAATACGCTCTTTTCTCCACCTAGTGACATGGAAGTCTAAGTGGAGAGAAGAGAGTATTACCTCTCTAGTTTTTGTACTTCTTGCTGATAATGCTCATTCATCTGCGAAATCACATTATTATTAGCTTCCTTGTTTAGTACATCATACGGAGCTTTTAGTACTAAACTCATTCATCGAACCATTGCTCCGTTTAGATTCAGCTCATCATATTTCTTATCTCTGACTTTCAGATAGTCATGAGCACTCACGTTTATCTGTTCATCGAATAAATCTATTTTTGATTTGATTAGCTTTTCTAGGATTTTCCATCACTCACTTGCTATGAGTTTTTTGAGCTGTAATTTATCATCATCAGTTATTTCCATGTCGTATTACTTAGAGGATAAATCAGCTATTGCTTTATTTGCTCTCTGGATATCTTTCTGGATACTTTCTTTCTCTTCCTCTGTTTGAGCATTTTTGAGTTTATTATCCAATATTCTCAGTATTTTTTTCCATTCTTCGAGCTCCTGATCTGTCACATCTATATCCACTTTGTTTATGTCATTAAATCCTACAGGCTCTAAAGGTTTTACCTTTCATGTAGAATCTAAATCTCACTGCTCTTGTACCTGATATTTATAGTATGCATCATCTACTCTTCAGTATCTTTTCATCATCCTAAATTTATCAGCAGGTACTCACTCGTAACTATCTTTGTCGTATGCTACTCTCAGTGGCATTCAGTAAAACTCGGATAGTATTAGTGCTCGTGTATATAGCCGTTGTGACCTGTTTTCAGGATTTGATATAGTTATTGCTTTTGACTCTATATCTTCCTCTGTTACATCAGGTACTTTCTTTCTTAGCTCTTTAAGCCACGCATATACTTCGTATTTCCACGCATTTTCCGTAATGTACGGATCGTTGGATATCTTATTTTGCATTTGAAATATATACGTCGAATGAGATTGCTCTCTTTTCTGCATCTCATTCTCATACATTGCGTCTATCAAGTCCATGTCTTTTATTGTTATCGAACTAAATTAAAGTAGCGTACCATTCTTTTAGAGCTTTTACTTCTTCTTTTTTGAGTTTCATCTTCTCAAAACTTCCATCAAATAAGTCCTTACTTGTGATACCATAGAAATCTATAATCTTTTTAATTTTAGCAGGTACTTTTATAGTATCGAAGTATTTATATTCAGGCTCTTTTACTTCTACCTTACCACCTTTAGGTGCTTCTGCTGGATTTTCAGCAGGTTTTTCCTCTGCTGGAGCTTCTTCCTTAGGTGCTTCTTTAGGCTCTTCTGGTTCTGCAGTATTTCCTAAATCTGCATCTGTAGATTCTCATTCAGCTGGAGCTTCTTCATTTGCTGGAGCAGAATTTTCGTCTGAATTTTCAGCTGGAGCTTCAGGTTCTACAGGAGCTGTTTCGTTAGCTGGTTCTACTGGATTTTCAGCAGGTTGTGTAGCTTCAGTAGTTTCTTCTACTGGATTTTGAAGATTTTTTTCTTCAGGATTTTGGTTTCTTGCCATCTTTATTAGATTAAAGTTTTAAAATAGTTTATCCTTTGGATAATCTTACCAACGGATTGGTTATATGCATCTAGCTCTTGCTCGAGCTTTCTCATATACGTATAGCTTTGTACGAGTTCTCTTTCGTACTGTTCTGCTCATCATTTTGAGCCCTCAAATTCTTCATGTCGTTTAGCCAGTTCTTCTTTTTGTTTCTTAGACAATCCACGTATCATTCACTCATCGATTACAGATATCTTATCTTCCTCTCTGATTACTCATGCGTGTACTAGATCTCTTTTAATTTTACTCCATCCCTCATCGAGTAGATCTTGGACTTCTGCAATTATCAAGCAGTGATCTAGATAATCTCCTTTGAGTCTAAAGATTTTACTTTCGATATCGTCCTTTGTCACGATATCCATGTCTACTTTGTAGTTTACTGCCATGTCAATAATAATTAAGAATAAAATATTTTTGGATTAAGCCCCTTACATTGGCTGGTATAATTGCTGTCTACCAGTATTTGCTACGATTTGCTTATTAGCTCATGCCATAGCTTGTACGTCATCTATCTGATTTACTTGTTGCTGTAGCTGTTGTGTAGAGTGTTGATATCCCCACATACATGCATTTATTGCTCTTTGTTTTGCTGGAGTATCTTTCGCACTCTGATATACTTGGAGCTTGCAGAATCGGTCAGCGTTGTCATCGTCAAATTCCACATCGATATTGTCAGATAGCATATCTCTTTCTTCTATTGCCTCAGTTTCAGGTGGATATGGAAAGAATGCGTCTATTTCTGAGTTGGATACTCATTGTCTATACGCTATATCTCTTTTTAGTAATACTAGCGTATATGGATGTGTGTTTGGATCACTCGCACATATCTGAAGCCAGTTAGTGAGAGCAGGTAACATTTGCTGATTTCTTAGCCTTATCTCACTTGTATTGACTATCTCTATATCATACTGTCATTTTAATATCTGAGATCTTTTATATACTTCTCTGATATTTGAGATTGTCTTATTTAGCCTTATTTTTTTCTCATCTTTCTGAGAGAAATAGTGACTCATATATACCCAGTATAATCGTGCGTGCTGTTCTCTTCACCGTCCTAGTATCTGATCAGTAAGAGCCTGAAGTAGGTTAGCGTTTTGTTGCTTTACGCTTGCCTCTGTTGCTGTTTTTATTTTAGAGTCAGATACTCACTGAGTTAAACTATCTATGTGAGTTTGCTGTTTTGCGTTTTCTCTAGCTCTATCCAGTAATGAATAGAAATCCCCACCCATTTCCTTTTCTGGAAGCTCAAATATCAGTGAGCTTATAGGTCTACTCATATCCATAATATCCACAGGAAAGTACTGATTTTGGAGTGTCTGATGTTTCAGAGTATCTAGATTTGTGTCTAGAATATTTCTGTCCATGAATATCTTACCTCATAGAGCATTCCTGATAATATTTATCTTGAATAGGTTCATGAGTAATGTTTCCAGCTTTTGGTCGTCTGCTATTATATCCCATAGACTTGTTCCTCGTGGATCTCTACTATCAGGATCTTCATAGTATAGTATTACTGGAAATTTGTACTGTTTATCTTCACATTTCCACAATTCATCTACACATCTGATATCCAATATAATATCTTCAAACATGTACACGAGTAGAGGTACTCATTTCCATGTACAGTAGTGATGGTATAGCGTCACTAGATTTTTCTGTTGGATATATCACATTCAGATTCATCTGTTGGTTTTTTGTTCCCACTCAGCCATAGTCCTTTGAGGATCTTCGTATCATCTGATACGAGCCAGTACTTCATCGCTATTTTTTAGATTTAGACACTTAAATTCTTCTACGCTCATTACGGTAGAGAATCCAAATCGCCTAAAATTATTTATAGTTCCGTATCCATCAGGATCAGGATAAATTGTACGAGGATGTATTCTCTTGTATATTGGAGCTTTTGTCTTGTCATTCCATCCACATGCTACTTCTACTGCTACTCAGTATCTATCTATATCTTCTCATCTAAATAGAGCCATGATATTCCACTTTTCATGTTTATGGTCGTATTCGTAGCATTTTGTCAATCATCCAGCTTCTCTGTCTGAATACAAATCTCTACTGCAAAATTCTACCTGAGCATCATTACTCCAGCGTAGTCCTTGTTTAGTAGTATGTATAGAGTAAAACATTTTACTCCTATATTTATCTTCAGGTTTATTTATTGCATCTATGTCAGCCTGTTGTGTAAAGATATTATTTTTCTGTACGTTAGCATTTAGTCCTAGAGCTACTTGATCTAGTACCATTTTTTCAAATTTGCAAAATTCATCTCCCTCTATCGTGAAAGGTTTTTGATCATTTATTAGTCCTTTCATATCTTTAGGAAATTTAGAATCTTTTATATCTAGCTTCATATCAGATTCTTCTTTTTGCATCCACCTATTTTAGAAATAAAATATCTCTTTCATCTTTCGCCTTATAAACAGTTTTTCTATAAAATCAAAAAGTACAAATTTCGAGCACCTAAGTATTCGATTTTGTACTTCTTGACTATATTTTCTCTTGCTGATTTTTTTAGATTTTTGCTTTACCTTTTCATTTACTTTTCTTGTTTTCTTTTTCTAATTTTTTCTGTTGCTTTGTCTGTCCAGCTCCTACCCATCGATATTCAGCCTTTCATACAAGAGGTAACAGTTGCCATGTAGATGCTTGAGTCCAATCCAATCCATCCTCACTTATCGCATCTTGTAAATCTTGCAATGGATATGTAAATAGATCTAATCATGGAATTGAGAATAAGATTCATTCAACAGCAGACTTTATTCATTCTGTCCTAGCTTGATATATTACATATCTATTAAATCATCGCATTTTCCAGAAGCTATCCCAAAATTTATCAGATAGCATATCTGCACTTATTTCATTTCATTCAATTATTCTCCACAGCAAACTATTATATCTTCTCCTGTACAAAGCATCTTTTATTTCATCAGTTCATGCTTCAAATAGCATAAAGATTAACGCCATCCTAACTATTTTCCACACAGCCTCAGCAGTTGGTTTAGTAGCAAGTTCACGTTTACTTGTTTGTAAAATATAATCTAATTTTTTAATTCAGTAGGTCTTAAATGCATACAATATTCTCCAGTTTCATGCTTTTTGATAAGTTTTTGGCATTTGTAATCTAGTAAGTGGTTGCACATCCGATAGTTTTGTAAATAAGAATAATGATACATTTTTAGATATTTTTCACTCTTTCAAATCATTTATTACTTCATCTATCATCTTTGGATCATCAAATCGTCTTCCTAAATCTTTTCTTAGTTGTGGATCATTCCTTTTAGCATATTTTATCAATTTGTTTAGAGTAGATACTACAAATGTCCTTTTTCAGAACTGATCCATCCAATTAAATAACTCTTTCTTGAAGATAAATCTCTGTACTTTCTCTAACTTTGTTTCTTTCTTTCATTGTGATTTATATTCTTCTCATAAGTTAGTTATTCATAACTCATTCAAATCTAAATTATATTTTTTTGTCAATCATTCTATTACATTTACAAGTCAATTCTCAATGAAAGAAAATGCGAAATCTCATAATTGAGTAAGAGTAGTAGATGGATTTCACAAATGTATAATATTACCAATTACTTTTAGTTCTGCCATTTTAGGTCACATCGGTACATAATTAAACCTAGACAATAGCAAATCTTTTAATTCATCTGCATCATATCCAGATATTCACTCGTCAGCTATAAATTCTCATAATGTTTTTATTTCTCATCTTGTACCTTGTCACAAGAATCTAGCTTTCTCTATTGCTTCAGTCATTCATGTAATATATTGCAATAGTGAATCCACAGGATCTTCATAGAATTTTAACATATTCTTAGTAATAGATTCTACTTTTCTTTTCTTCATATGTCCACTTCATAGACTTATTCATTCTATTTCCCCCTCTAATAATAACTGATTTATTAGATCAGCTTTCATCTGTGGAGTAAATTCTTCTCATCTTGCTCTAGCTTTTTTCTCTTTTTCTTCAATGATTTTATCTATTTCTCATCTTACATCCTTATTCTCAGTTTTAGCAAATCGATCTAAGAAATCTTTTACATCTTTTACCTTTCTAGGATAGTAGAATCATTCATAATTCATTGTATATCCTACATCCTCTGCATCAGCCCATATCTCATCTAGTAATTGTCTAGGTATGCTAGTTCCATATTTTTCTAGCATCTGGTTAGCAGTTCCTACATTTCCATTCAATAAATTTAGCGTAATATTTAGATAATCTTTTTTATTTTTACTTCTGATTTTCGCCATTTTTTTGACAAAATCTTCCACTTGTTTCATCCTAATATTGTTTTTTACCGTTATATTCTGCTCAAATCTCATCATCTCACGATAAACTCTTGGACTGATTTTTTCTATTCTAGTACTTAGTGGTTGAAATGTATCTTTGATTATTTTATCTTCTATAAAGTCCTTTCAAATTTTCCATCGACTTTCTTTTGTAATTTCTTTAGCTTCTTCTACTGTTTTTACTTCATCTATTTTCTTTTCTTCTTTGTTCGCATATCTTTCATTCCTTTTTTCCTCAGCTTTTCTAAACATTTCGTTCCATTGTTTAGTTAATTTTTCAGCTTGTTTCTTTTGCTTTCTAGTTTTTCTATCCATCTCTTTTTCAAATTCTGTCTTTCAATCTTCTAGTTTGCTATCTTGTTCTTTCTCTTCCTTTGCTAACTTCTCAAATTCTTCTACCTCTTTTTGTCACTTTTCTTCATCTCTTCCTAACAAAATATCCACATCTATTTCTCAAATTTCTCACAAATTTTTCTCAGCGTCTTTTCTCTTTAGGTTATTCTGCCATGATAATCATTCTATTAGAGCCTTTACTTGACTATCTACAGCTTTATTTAGATCGCTGATAGCTTTTTCTCATCGTTTTTTTGGTAGCTTAATCTCTTCCTGCTCAGTGATTTTCTTCCATTCTTCATCCGTAAATCCATACCTATTTTTGATTTCTTCCTCAGTCAATAATGGATATTTCTCAAATCGTTGCATATCTACCAGTCTTTGGAATGCTTTCATTCTCACTATTTTCTTATACTCTTCCTGCTTTTTCTTTGCGTGTGCTTCATCTCTTTCTTTCTTCTTCCTTGCTTTTTCTGCTTCTTGTTCAGCTCTATATTTATCCAATGCTCTCTTTTCCTGAGTTACATCCTTTAGGGATACTTTAGTTTTTGTAGTTCATGCATTTATCTTTTCTAGTGTACTCTTGTATTTTTTAGAATCTTTTTGGTTGTCTAGTAACCCACGCTGTCATTGTGGAGTTTTCCATTCTAACACTCTATCAGGAGTTGGAAATATTTCTTCAAATTTTCCTGCACTTAGGATTTTATCGAGTTTGATTTGAGGATTTTCTATCTTTACTTCCCTAGCTTCTCGGTTTCAGTTCTTATCTTTCTTGAAATATTTTAGTTTTTCTTCTAGATCTTCTCTTCCCAGCATTTCTCGCTCTGCTTCTTTCTGGTCTGCTTCTTTTTGCATATCGTATGTTATTTCTTCAGTTTTTAGTCATGGATACATATAATCCACTATATCGCTTATCAGCTGTTCTCTCTTACTTTCCACTTCCTTTTGTTGCCTATCTCTTACTTCTTTGCTTACATTTTTTCAGAATTTTTTACCCACATTTCATTCCTCTTCCATGAGCTTTACGGCTCTGAGTTGTAGATCTAATAATTGTGGATCGTTTTGAGCTTCTGATATATCGCTGAGTTTTTTATTATATTCAGCCTGTTCTTTATCTCATCGCTCAGATATTCACTGGATAAACTCCTCAAATGTGAGCTGGTCATCTTTGTAGCTCTGATTATTATATTTTATCCATGCGTTATAGAATGGATTATTTTTTTCGTTTTCTTTATCATCTGCTATCTGCTCTTCTCTTGTAGGTTCTCAGAATATACTTGGATCTCGTTCACTATTATCTTCATCGAATTTTATCCATTTAGGTTTTCCATCTTCGCCATATTCGTACTCTACTTTCTGATATTTTTCATGATTTTTTATTTCTAGATCGTTATCATCAAATATTACGTACGCTTCTCAGTCTGCACCTCAGAAGTAATGTATACCATCATATCAGATAGCTTCTAACATTTTACTTGCTTCCTTTGCTCATCATAAGAATTGAGTAAGTTCGCTGTAAAGTCTTCTACCAGTCAACTCTCATTCGTAAGCGTATCTTGTGAGTACTTCCTCTAAATCTGGCAAATATTTATTAGTTTTTCATTCCATATCTTTAATAAAATTCTTCGCAGTATTTCTAGTTATTAGTCAATCTTCTTCTAAATAATTACTAAAAGTAGGAGTTCATTTTGTCACTGGATCTGGGATTTCTACTTCATAGAAATTATGAGAATTTGGTTTTATTTCCCAATCTTTCTCAGTGGTTTCTTTTAGTGCGTTTATTCATTCTATATGTATATCTCTTTGGATTATCAATCTTTTTCTATACTCTCTGTCGCTAGGAGTTAAATATTTTTTTACTTGTTTTCTAGCTTTTTCTTTTTCGTTTAATTCATCGATTCATCTTTCAGTAAATGCCCTATCTCTCTCTAATTCTGCTAAAGTACTCTCTTTGATTTTATTAAAATCTACTCATTCTCATCTATCATTGTAATACTTCAATTTTCTATAAAGTTCCCATAATCATTCATTATAATTATCTTTGTTATAAAGTGCTAATCATGGCAATCATTTATAATTTACTATTCATTCTCTTGTTTCTCTCTCTGCGTAGTGTCTGCTTGTTTTTTCATTTACGGCTACATAATGTCCCCATCAGTGAGCTTGGCGTCATTCTCATGCTCACATATATGAACTATCAAATTTTTCGAACTCATAAGGACTACCATGATAAACCCTTTGATATTTGTCATCGCTTTTGCCCATTTTTGTTTGAGTCCTCTCTGCATTTCTTCTATATTCCAAAAATCTTTTTCTCATCTTGGCTTTTGATTCGTTTATCTCTTTATTTGAGTCTATCTTTCCTTGTAGTTCTTCTATTCCACTACTTTCGATTATGTCAGTAAACATCTGCTCTAGCTGGTTTCTCCACTTCCACATTCCATTGATAAATGATCTCACTCTTTTGAAGAAAATTTTTATCTTTCCCCATGTACTTTTAGGAGCTGATTCGATTTTACCAGTTCTGTAAAAATTTGAAAAACTATCAGCCAGCCACTCTTCAGCTTTCTCTGCACTCCATCACTCAGATTGCATTACCTGTGAAATCAGATATGTTTTAGTTTCTGGATCTACCATATCAAAAACTAAATGTAATAGCTCATGTGGAGCTGTACTTTCTTTGATTTCTTCAGCTAGTCTTAATATTCTATTAGAATAACTACCATATGCCATACCGTCTACGAGTCATTTTACTACATCAATTCTTTCTACTCAGTATTTCTTAGCCAGTTCTTCAATAGTTTGTCATTTTAGAAAATCTTTGAGCATTTTACCAGATTTTCATGAGATATTTTTCTCATCTTTTCTGGCTACTCATGGAATATATCATTCTTCCTCGTATTTGAGCTGATATTTTTCTTTATTTTGTTGTTGTCATTGCTTTTTTGTAGATTGTTTTATATCATTGTAGTGAGTGTCTGTATATTGACCAGTTTTTATCCAGCTTTGGATTCCGTCAATTATTCACTGCATAATTTCTGTACTCATAGTGTTAGGATCATATACATACTCTACCAAATTTACTTTGTTGCTTTTCTTCCATTTTTTATTGACTAATTTTATTACTATACTTGTATTATTACGTTTTTTATCAGATCAAGTAGAATAGTTATATCCAGTTGAATGATGGTCTGCTATACGTAATCAATATTTTACGCCATTTATATTGTTTAATACATAATTAGTACCTTGTTTTCATGTTATAGAATCTTTTATTTTTTGTAAAAAAGTATCAGCTTTCAAATCTTCCAGATTTTTCTTGATTTCATTTAGACTTTTACTTATTTCACTTGAATTTTCAGGAGAAATCTTTATTCTTCAAGTAGAGGACTTATCTCCTAGAGTGGATGATTCACTTCATCCGTAGGAGGAGTCCTCTTTATTATTGCGACTCTTTTCACGTACGGTGTCTTCACTGACACTCTGTGGAGAGTCGCTTTTTTGATATCTTGGATCTCATAAATCTTCATTCAAATCTCATTCAGATAGTACTTCATTCATCATATCATTTTCTATTTGTATTTCTCTATTTTGCTCAGCTCTTAATTCATCTTCAAATTGCTCATTTTCTTCCTTTTCTCTAGCTCGTTGTTGTGCCTGTTCTGGAGTCGGAGTGTATCCATTATCCATAGTAGGATTTTTTACTCTCTCCAAAAATCTTGCTCTAGCTTTTTCTCTAGCCATCCTTTGAGCTTTTCTTTGTTCTCATTCTGCTACATATTTCAGAGCTTCTATATCTGCATTTCTCTGGATTTGTTCGTTTTGCTTAAATTCATTTGCGATATTAGTAGCTCATCATATTGCATTAAACAAATTATAAAATCATCACTCAAAAGATTCTCGAGCTCATTCTGTTATATCTCTATCAGGATTTACCATCTTTACCATAATATTTCCTGTTATCTGTTGTAGTACTTCTTCAAATCATTCTACCATACTTCCTTTTAATCGTTCTGATACTCATCTAGCGAAAATCTCAGCCATTCACTTTTTAGTAGCTTGTTTTACCACTTCTCTTTGTGCGTTTTTCAAAAACAATCTTCTTAGAGCTGTTGCTCATGCCCATTTTGCTCATCATAAAAATCTTTCCATAAACAATTCAATTCACGCATTAAGTATTCATACTGCTACTGCACCGTTTTTAGCTTGTTCATAAGTAGCTCAATTTTGTAGCATATCTTCAAATGTTCACTGATTTTCTTGTATATATACATCAGTTCACATCGCAGTGAGTCAAACATATGGATTTACAAACATCAATCATATTTCAGGTATCATGTTCCAGTTTTCTACTGTTCACTTCCAGATTTTATATCGAGCTCACGCACCATCTCATTTTCATATTAAATCAGTAATACTTTCATTGTCGTATTTTTCCCTTATTCTAGCGTCTATATTTTTATCTACTTTTTTCTGGAAATCTTCATTTACTTTGTTTTGATAAGTAAGTGCTACTTTTCTAGCAGTTTCATTGACTGCATCTTTTATAGAATCTCCCAGTCCATCTGGAGCTCATGCTTTTTCTAAAGTTTTATCCACAAAATATCATGGTAATCAACTATCAGCAATGGCTCTCATTCATCATTTTTTGAAATTATTTATAGGAGCTTCTCGATAAGTTTTCAGAATCTTTCCTGTTTGTCCCAAAACTTTATTAGATCATGTTCTTTCTTCTTCTATTTGCTCATTTATGCTTTTTGTGTTAATATTATTATTCTTCGCATAAATATAAGATTGTCTTTTCTGCTTCATTGTAGTTGTGTCTAGAGTTGCTTCATTAGGTTTGCTTGTAATTCATGGAAGTACTATATTGCTTTTTATAGTTCAATCTTGTATTCATTGTGTAAATCAGTTATTCATAGATACTTTATTGCTGTTTATCAGATTCTGATTATTGCTTATTCATGGTAAAAAAACACCTCCAGTACTTTGCTGTCCTGAAGTTTGCTGTTGTGTTTGTTGTGTCTGCTGTGCTCATTGACTCCCAGTTATTTTATCTAGAAATCATCCAGCTCTTTGAGAAAATCTTTGTCCTTTTACTTCTTCTGTCATTTTTATTATTGTAGGATATAAAAGTTGCCCTGACTCTGCAGGATACTCTCACAGTATTTTTCGCCTTATATCCAACTTTTTTCAGAAATCAAAAAGTACAAATTTCGAGCACCTAAGTCTTTCCATTTGTACTTATTGACTATAATATTCATTGTATCGTTGGAGTGATTCATCTAGATACAGTAACACCGTATCATGGAAATCTTGTGATCAGATTATCTATTAGATACTCCAATGCAGTCCTGAAATGTGAAAATTCATTATGTACTGGCTTCGTTCATCCTGTTGTAGCCTGAGAATTATCTGGCTTTTGTGGATATTTACTCTGCTCAATTGCTGTAATGAAATCATATAGCGTTTTTTCTACATGGATATTTCATAGTTCTAGAGTAGTTTCCCTTATTCTTTCTTCTATTGTACTTTTCCTTGTGGTATATACTTCTATTCCCACTCTTCTCAGCTCTCATCTGATAGTTTTATTTTGTGAGATTACATTTCTATTATCGATATTATACGGATCTCAGAAATGCTCTGTGTATTTATACAGTCTTGTCCTTTCCATCACTTCCCAGTCCTTGTCATCATATTTCCAGTTATTTTCATAGATAGGTCTTCATAGTATCAATCAGCAAAATGATAATAAGTCCCAGTTGCTTCTTTGTATTGCGTCAAATATGTACATTTGCCTCTGCCTTAGATCTACATTCATCATCACTACGGCTAGCATATCTAGTCCAAAATCCCATCCAGTATATACTGGTAGATTTGCTCTGTATGGTACGTCCTCTATTTTTATCATCTGATGAAATAACGGATAAACTGCTCATGATACTGAAGTTTCATAGCTGATATCTACTTCCTTTGCTAAATCTATGCTGGTTCTTTCTACTTTCTGTAACTCATACCGTGCTTTTGTTTTTAATGGATGTTGGTTTCGTAATAGTCTGATTTTATTTATCAGCAAATGTGCATAATCTTTGTGGTTTGTCATTACCTTTCCGTATACATTATCCACTCATTCAGGAGTTCATCAGAATATTCTACAGTTTGTAATATCTCTAGACTTTCTGTATGCTTCCTTGTCTGTATATTTCCATTTTGAAAACTCATCCATAAATACTACTTTTCTACGTCATCATACTCAGAAGTTTTGTCACACATCTCAGTCCATTGAGCATCATAACTCTTTGCTAGATATGTTTTCGTAGTTGGTTTGTAGGTCGTTTGGTTTCATCCATTTCGGTAACCTATCCAACATATATCTGAGCTTCTCAAATAAGGAGTCCATATTTCATTTATCATCTACGTATGTATCCTTATATGATCATAGCAGGCTTGCTCGTCCTTTGAATAGAAATCATCGGAGCAGTATTCCTAATATTAGCCAAGAAAATCCCATATCACGACTTTTTTCTATCCACACATCCGTTTCATTTTCCACACTTTGTACTATATCATTTACAAATTTTGTCTGATACGGATACAGTATAAATGGTAAATGTGGCTCATTCAGTCTAGGATTGTATGTCCATAGCAGATAATTGAAGAAAAAACATGGATCATTTTTACACTTGCTTATAATCTCCATCTTTTTCTCATTTCATTCTACTGTATTTTCTTTTGCCTCTATGAGCATTTGAGCTCTTACACGTAGATTATTTAGCTGTACTTGTTCGATATATTTTTTTCTACTTACTACGCTTGCTTTTTCTTTTTGCTTCAAAAACATTTTTTTCTCTTCTTGTGTCAGAGATTCGTCTATCATACCATCCGTATTATCTTCAGGTATTTCCATTACTTTATCAAGCGTAGTTTCTTCCATTATGGAGCTGGTGTTGCTGTAGGAGTTAAATGTTGTTTGATTCATTTATTTAGATCATCAAATGCAAAGTTTATATATTCTACTTGCCAGAAATTACTCCATTCTCTTACTTGTCCTGAAATATCCACTCTGTTAGCATCATTTAGGTCTTTTTTGTTTCATATTATCCTATACTCCAAGATATCTCATTTTTTCAGTTCTGAGTATAAAGAGCAGAATCCAGTAAGTCGTGGATGCATTTCTCATAAAGTCAAAGTAAATGCTACTGTGCCGTTTGGATCAGTACCACTTGTATTTAGAGTTTTACTCACATTTCATTGAATATGATACACACATAAAGGTACGTCTTCATATTGTTGAGTGTCTGGATTTAGTCTTTTACGATTTATATAAGTATACACTTCTCTATCTGTTGCGTCCAGATTTAGTTCTTCTTTATGGGTTAGTTTGTATATTCCGTCTTGCAGAATTTCCACTTTTCTAAAATCTCATTGTTGTGGAAATTTTACAAAGCGTGGAGTTTGCTTCATGTTGCTGTCATATATGAATCATACTTGATTTACAAAAGCTCATTGCTCAGTTTGTGCTGGCTCTATGTGGCTTGTCATGTAGTTGAATCGTAATATCTCCAAGTGCTTTTCCTTTCTTCATACGATTACGCTACTTCACATTTTCCCTTGATAGTTCTTTTTACTCTCAATAAACGTATCTTCTAGGTTTAGAAAAGTATCCATGTTTTGTGGATCTAGCTGGTGGAAATCCACTTCATGCTCGTTTTCTCAATATTTTATATTATTCCAGTTTAGTATGCTACTAAACAGTTGCTTAAATGTCTTTGCCATTTCTATACTTATAGTATGTAAATTATGCTACTGGAAATTCGTCATTTAGTTCTGGATATTCTTCTCTTAGCTGGATACTCAAATCTACTATTTCTTTCTTTACTTTTGGAGATTCTTCATCGTATATACTTCTTAGAGCTTTCAGTAATATTAGAGCTTTTGCTTTTCTTTTGAGATATTCAGGACTCTTTAGAGCGTCTATTTTAGCATACAATATCCACATCCTGAAATTAAACATAGTCCGTCGTTGTTTCAGCACGCTATATGGTACATGAAATCTAGATTTATGAGCTGGATGAAATCCATCGTTCTTCTGCCAGCTGTTCACAAATCGAAATCCATCTTTATCCCATCATACTAAACATATTGCATGTCATCATATTCTCTTTTCATATGATACTCATGTTTTTAGCTGTCATGCAGATAACTGATTTCGTACTGATTTATCTCATCTCATACACCATACGATAGGATTTAGATTGTAGAGATATCTTTTCATCATTGTAATAGTCTTATCTGTTCCATCCCATGCCAATGTACAGTAAGCGTCAAATGTTGCAATCTCTCCACTTTCTTCTATCATCACTCATAGTTTTAGAGCTGTGTTTACAGCTTTTTCTACATAATCTCATCCATCGTATTTCTTTGGATCATGTCACATTTTAGTCCACAAATCTCTCCAGTCAGGAGTGATTATATTTCTATCAGTTGGTACTTCTCAATTTTTCGCTACAGATAATACCTGTACTCAGTGGCTCGTAGAGTTTGCAGTACATGATCATATAGCTCATTGGTAATTAGTTTCCCATATCCATTTTCATAATGAAAATGATTCAGGCAAGACGATACTTTCGTCAATTTTTATAGCTTCTTCAGCTTTAAAATCCCTTTCATCCACAAATTCTTCTGGTAATGTAAGGCATCATGGATTTTCTAAAATTTCTTCAGGCATGGTTGTAATTGGTAAGAAATAAAAATTACACTTCGAAATTGCTCATATCTTTCTCAGCTTCTTTCTGAGTTTGATAGACTTTGGCTTTTGTTATTCTTGGTATCCAGTCTTTACCAGTCCAGTAATAGCTTCTCATTGTATCAGTTGGATACACTTTTTTCTGGAAGCGTAGTATGTAATATCCATACTTGCTACCATGTACTTTGTAGTTTCGCATTTTGTTATATGTTAGGAGATAAAGGTATTAGAGAGCTTCTGCAATCACGTTTACTAAATCTTCCTTTTGCATTGTATTTGTTTTTTGTAGTACATCCTTTCAGAAAGCAAATATCACATTGTTATCTGGAGCTATATCTTTCTGAATTAATGCTATTTCATGTCCTATGTTTTTTAGAGCGTTAGCATTCATTGCTATGTTATGTCATGCTACTATCTCTCATTGGAGCTTATTCATCGCAGTATATAGATACTTCAGTAATGTCTTGTTATCGTTTTCTATCATTCCATACACTGTATCTACTTCGTTGTGGATTATCTTGTTTACTGCTCGTTTGACTCATGGAGTGCTTGCGTACATTTTTCCCATCACTTGAATTTCATTTTGAAGTTGTTCTAGTTCTACTCATCTATCAGCTTTTTCCTTTTTTGTAGCTTTCAAATATGCTTTTTTCTTTGCTACCAGTTCTTCTCATTTATCTACAAATACGCTCTGATATGCTAAATCACTACTTACTCCACTTGCTATCAGTGCTCCAAAATGTAGCTGATTCATGTTGGGCTTTAGGTTGTCTGTCATTTCATCTATTTCTTTGAGAACCTTTTCTCAGTAGAAATCAGCGTAAATGGTTTTAGAGATTGTTTCGAGATTAAATTTCTGATCTTGCTTTCATTCTTCGATTTTCTTGTTTAGTTCCTGAATATCTTTTGACTGCTTTTTTGGATAGAGATTTACTCATCATGCTTTTTTTCCATAATCTGCTGGTATATCTCATCGTTTTTTAGTGAATCGCTGGTATATGTTTTCAAATGGAGCTTTTGATTTGTTTCTCCAGTTCTCCAGCTTTTCTGTGTAACTTTTTGCATGTTGCCACATTGCTAATTGTCAGCAGTTGTGACCTCACTTTCTTACTCGAGATAGAGCTACACTACTATCAGAGTAAATTGGTATTTTTGGATCATTCTTCATTCTCCGTTTCATTGCTTCCAGAATTGCTAAATATTCTGTTAGATTATTGGATGTCTGTGGAAATTCTTTTTCAAATATTACTTTACCATTATTGACTTCTCCGTTTTTGATTAGTATTCATCTGTAATATCCTACTCATCCTCATCATGTGTTTGCACATCATCCATCCACTGCAATGTAATCTTTTGGTTTTTGTAATTGAGTTTCCATAGGTTAGTACTGGCATATAAAATATATCGGGGTTAGGCTTGTGCTTAGAGAATTATTAAAGGAATTAATTCCTTTTGTGTAAAGAAAGAAATTATATCCCCCTTTTAATTTCCCCCTTAATAAAGAAAGAAATCACACACAAAGTAGATACATCATGAGTCCACTCCCGTTATCTTATACGCTCAGCGTGTAACGTTGCTAGCCATCTACTCATGGTATGGAAGTTTGATAAAGTGTCATTCCTACAGACACATCTGGATACTTCCCCAACATGGCTACCTACATGAGTAGGTAGACGCAATTGGAGGCTTCATTCCTGTTAGAGATTGCCTTTGTTGCGTATGTTTCAACGCTAGAGATTTAGGACTTAGATATCTCTAGTAGTGCATCGGTTATTAGGATGCGATGTCGAATTAGGTTTTCGGTCACGGTTTCCTCGTCCAACATTTTCTTACCCAAGAAAAGTTTGCTAAGGTATAGTTCCTCTATACCACCAAAAAAAGATTGACTCTAGCCATTATCGTAGGAAGATGATTGATCCACGTCTGAATTTTCAGAAAAATCAGAAAGAGTGAAATTCTCGTAAGGATTCCACTTTTTATGATTGTTCCTATTATTTGCATTCAGTACTGAATATTGTTTACCATGTTTCCTTGTTGCTTGTATAGCAGATTTTCTACTCATCCCTTTCGATAATCTTCTGCGAAAAACTCTGTAATCCACCTTATCTCATTCCCAGTCAAGCCAGAATTTTTTTAATGGATCTAGTTTTTTTCAGCAATAAGGACAATCGCAAGCCATCTAATCCGTTATACATTGATATAAAATTTTTGTATTAACGGAAAAATCTCAAAGACTTTTCCTATCTTCGAGATTAGATATTTCAGTCAGATAGTAAGGAGAGCATGTACTTAGGTACTCTCCCAAGACCTTTCAGACGTACCGTCGTCTGAATGACGTGAGCTATTCACAATCGCTATGGATAACTCATAATTTCTACCTGAACTGTGCTTTTTTGTTGCACCTGCAAAATAAAAATATTAGATATTTTTTCAAGACTTTTTCTGCATTTTGGATTGACATTTTTTTCTTGTTGTGTATTGTATGTTTAACTCAATTCAATAAATTAGTAGGTACGATAACTTTTTTATCTGCTTTTTTGTTGCAAAAATGAAAATTACTACTGACCTTGTCGGTGAATTTTGTCTATTTTATGAAAATAGAGAAAAGGCTGTATCTACAATTCAGCACCACCGTCACAATCTTTTTGAGCTCATGGAGTGGGCTAAAACTCAGTGATATTCTGAGCTTAATGTAGAGGATATTACTCTCAAACTTGTGGAGGATTATCATGCATATTGTAGGACTCTACCATGTACTAAAACTTCACGCTATCATGATCTCCACAAAAATTTATCATCTTCTACTATCCAGTGAAAGATACAAGCTATTAAAATGTTTCTAAAGTTTACATCTAGGATGTATCAGATTTGAGATTGGCGATTTAGAATAGAATCTCCACGCTGTATCAAGCCACCTATTGAATGCTTAAATGATCAAGAAATTCAGGATCTTTTAGAGTATATATCTCGTGTAGAAGTTTTTGATATTAATAGATATAGATCATTACTTCTTGTACTTACTGCATATACTACCTGACTTAGATTATCAGAATTACTCAATCTGACTTTTGACGATATTCAGCATCCTGAATCCATGATACGTGGTAAATGAGCAAAGGATAGATTGGTATTTTTTAATAATTGCGTTAGATCTCTTGCAGAAAAGTATAGAATCAAACGTGAGCAAATTATTCCTCGAAATTGAATCATACTGCCACAATCTGACTGGCTTTTTGTGTCACATAATAGAGGACGTAAATGTTCTAAACAAACTGTATGTGGATTGTTCAAAAAATATAGAGAATGAATGCGTCTGAAAAAACATCTCACTTGTCATACTCTCAGACATTCCTACGCTACACATCTTCTGGAGCAGGGGACTGATATCAGAATTATTCAGGAGCTACTCTGACATTCTGATATTACTACCACTCAGATCTATACTCATGTATCCAATATCAAATTAAAATCTGAGCGAGCTAAAGTATTTGTAAATATGGCTTACTAATTGCTTTTTATAAAATTTTATAATTTTCTCTTGAAATTAGAGAATATTTTTGTAGAATGCTTGCGTTGCAATGTGTTCTGAGATACGTTGCGAGTTAGTCATACCACCTTGTACTTGGTGGGTTGTCGGTTCGATTCCGACGGCTGGCTCCAGTAAAGTATCATACTTCGTATCATATATGAAGCAGGACACATGAAGTCGTCCTGCTTTTTTGTTGAGTTGAGAGATTAGATGGCGATAGCAACGTATGTTCTGATTATATTCTCAGCTTAAAAAATAGCTCTATGGGTATCATCAGAACAGTACCATATAGAGCTATTTTTTGTTTCTCATTAATTTGAGCCTTACGATAAAAGGAAGTAAACATGGAGTAGACAATTGGTACACGTTTACATCTTAATTACCACCATGAAAATAGGTTGGATAATTTTAATTGTTGTGAATTTGTTAGTTGCCTTATTTGCTACTCCATATGGAGTTATGCTGGGATTTGTAGAAATCTGTGTTCTGAGTTTTAAGTTGTATTATTGGTATGAAAGGAACACGAGATAAATCCAAATATCCATATGTGTATGAAGTCAAATGAGAAAATCTAGAACCTCATACCATCTGGATGCTTAAACCATTCGATGTAAAGAGGAAAACGTTCAAATGTCCACGCTGTGGAAAATGTGTTTTTCGAGCAAGAAATCAGAATGGTAAAAGAATCATGATATGAGCAGAAAAAGATCATCGATCATGATACTGGTATCCTATTTATCATTATTACGATTGTAAAAAATGATAGAAGTATTTCTAGCTCTTGCTACTTATTTTACCACTCCGTTAGATCAATGACTCACTCCACCTGAGCCAGCTGTTATCCATAAATGATACGCTACTGACTCAGTCGTTCAGGATTATGTAAATTATGCATATTCACTGGGGGGGGGTGACTTCGTTAAACTTATTGAATGTGAAAATGGTAGACGAGATCCGTATAGAATCTCAAAGACAAATGATCATGGAATCTGTCAGCTTAATTATAGATATAATAAAAAGTTTATCAATTCTGATGAATTTCATGACGTTTATAAACAGTTGGATTACTGCTATGAAAAATACAAAGTCAATCCAAATTTATGGTACTGACCAAATAGAAAAATTAAATGACAAAAATGTTCAGACTATGTAAGTGATAGATTTATATATAACGTATAGATATGGAAAAATTATTTGATTTATTAAAACAGCATTGCAGAAAAAGGTACTGATTCAAAGATAATGACGATCTAGAAATAGATACTGGTAGTGTCTGCTTCCATCTGTATCTTAAATGAGAAAGGCTCTTTCCAATAAGAGTCGAAACGGTTATCTGTAAAGAGTTTTGATTTATCAAATGGTTAGTAGAGAATGATAAGATAAATACAAGAAATCTTAATCTACAAGTATTCATGAGTATGTTTAGTAATGATGGAACTGTAGAAATATCTTATGAGGAACTTATCCTAATGTTACTCGCTATTAGTGATGAGCCAATAGAGCTTTTAATTAGTCTACTGAAATAGAGAATGGAAACACAAAAGGAAAACACAGCTAGAATTTGTAAACATGGACTACAAATTGAAAGTTGTAGACAATGTCTGTTTGAGGCTTTATGTAATTTAGAGGAGCAAAATGAAAGACTCTGAAAGATAAGCTCTGATTCTAGAACTCAATAAACTTTCTGAATTTGAGGAGCAAAATTTAGAAAGAATGAAAGAGATAGCTCATGTTTTAGTTGCTGATTATATGCATAATGACAATAGAGGAAATAATTGAAAAGATTTGAGTAGAAAGAATAAATAAATTAGAATGACAAATAAAAGAAAAAGATATTGTCATAGATTATCTTAAAAGAAAAAATTGGAACTTAGAGGCTTCTTTAAGTGAGAATCAAAAATATAACAAATCGAAGATAAAAAATGAAAGTGCGAGAGAAAAAGCAGAACTTAGAAGAAAAATAAAAAATTTAGAAGAAGATTTAGCTATGGAAAAAGAATATAGTAGAAAGTTATATAGAGCTTGCGAGGAATTGTATGAGAGAATGTGATATAAGCACTGTATGGGACAATTAATACTTACTAAAATAGACTAATCAGACTTTTATTCCTTTATAAAAACGAAAGATGGCAAAAATCGAACCTATGTACATCACTCCTGAAGATGTACTCTGAACAGAAGTATCAGATTTCTTTGACTTTCAATTTAAGATGGTGGGGGGCAATGCTATTGAATGCACCTATAAATGAGAAAAAATCGATGAAAACATCGGTGCATGATTATTTCTCATCAGAGAACATTATTGTAAATTGAAAGAGAGAAACAAGATGCTCAAGAAGAAAAATGAGAATAAAACAAAGGCGATGGAAGAACAGTTGGCTAATTTTCAGCACAAGAAACATTGTTATTGTAAAGCTATCGCTCAGCATAATGCTGACAAAAACTTTTACAAAACTATCTGTAGTGCTTTCTGACAATTAGCAAAACAGAACGAAGAAGTGAAACCGTTATTTAATAGAGAAAATACTCAATTTAATGTCTAAGTGGGAACTAAAAACTCCAGCAAATTCTGATGGTAGAATCTGTACAAGGTGCTGAATATTCAAGCTACGAGATGAATTCAATAGAAATAGAGTAGGACATAACGGTCGCTGTAGCAGGTGCAGAGATTGTATGAATAAACAGCACCACGAGTACAGAGAATCTACTGATAGGAAAAAGGATAGGGAGTATAAATACAAAAAAAGACATCTAGAAATATGAGACCAGATTTATTTTCACTCTGAAATCTGGGAGGTAAAAGAAAAAAGATACAATTGATACATAGTAAAGTCAATTATGAATTGAACAGAAAGGAAAATAAGCACGAGTGATAATCATAATCGTAGAAATAATAACTGTGTAAGATTTGTGAAGCTAAAAAATCCTATCGTATTGATGGTATCTAAGGAAAAACCTAAATTCAGTGTAGAGAGTGATGGAGAACTTTATGAGCTAATATAAATAAAATGCGAATACGGATAGTTCAAAGTATAACATATCACGGCAAAAGAGGTCGTGGATACCTAAAATTTGAGAAAAGATTTGAAAATATGTATGGGATAGATGTGACTGGAAAAATAAAAAGGAAACTCAAATCCATATTTCATTACATAATAAACAACGATCACGATACTGCACGACAATTCTATTTACAACTTCAAAATCTACTAGATGAAAAAGGACATACAGATTAAAATAAACTGAATGACAAAAGAAGAATTTATAGAAGAACACATTAAACATTGTAAAGCTAGCAGATGTAAAAAATACGATAACAAGAAATTGAAATATAACTGATTACATACACTAGCATATAGCAGAAGAAAATGTGCAAAAGCAAGCCGAAATAGTCATTTAAGATATTTAAAAAAGCAAGATGAAAAAAAATTATCCGAGCAGTAATAAACCATTTGAAAGGGGATTGTATCAAAGTCTATGTGAATGATTATCAATGAATACAGCTTTTACAACTTTCCTAGAGATAGTGATTATATCCGTGCTGAATGTAAATCCAGCCGTGCAATGATCTAGTAGATGGCAGGAAAGAGAAGAGAAATACAAAAGGCTACTGGATACATGGAAAGATAAAACTATCCCAGTGACAATGCTTTCAGATTTAGTCCAATTGATGCAGGAGCACCACGAAGAAAAGAAAGATATAATCTGAGAAATGTATGAGAATTTTATCTGCCAGTGAGAGCATGGTCAATTCTTTACTCCACCACATATAGCTGATTTCATGGCTCAAGTGGTAGAGGTGGAAAATGTGCCAAGCTGAGATACTGTAATAGATATGACATGTGGAAGTGGTAAGTTGCTTATGTGAGCATTAAAGAATAACCCACGAGTAGACTTGCTTTGAATGGATTTAGACCGTAGGTGTGCTATGATGGCTTGCATAAACTGTCTATTCTATGGTGGATGCTGAACTTTCTTAGTCTGAAATTCACTAGCGAATGAGTTTGAAGATGGATGGAGAGTCAGCTATGGAATGTTATATGAAATTCCGAAAGAAGAGTTAAAAGAAATTGATTTGAATAAAAAAATCGAACAGAAAACACAGTCAGTTTCGTTAGCTGTAGAAAAATCTGACACAGAAAAAGCAACGAGCTATAAAGTGTGAGTATGAATACAACAATCTTTATTTTAAATCGTTTATTATCATGAAATTCAGATTTAAAGTTTTGAAGAATTGAGAGCATATTCTTCAATGTAAAAGATTTCTTTTCTGGAAAGATGCTTATAAAGATAATGAAGTACGTTATGTTATACATTATCACTGATATGAAGATGCAGAAGTACTAAGATATAGACCAATCTATCCAAAAACAGATGATGATTATAGGAATTTCATAAAAGAAATAACAAAAGCATGGAATGACCATCGTAAAAAGGTCAAGGAACGTAAGAAACTAGAGAAAACAGATTATTATATCAAATAATTTTTATCTCAAAATATTTATAGGATGGACAAATTAGAAAGTATATCAGTATTAATCGCTTTATGATTCGCTTTTTGGTGCTTCTTCCGTAGTGGGAAGTATTACGATGACAAAGAGTATGCTAGAGCATGTTTCCGACTCATTTGGGGAATGTATATCATGATAATATGTGCTATACATTACAAATAATCAGACTTTTAATTCTTATATTTACACAGATGAATAAAAAAGATATGCCAACAATAGAAGAGGCAAAAAAAGATATCGCAGAAACGGAAAGGGAAATAGAAGACCTAGAAAGAAAGGCTTTAGCAAATCCTAGACTAGCTGGATGATATGAAAATATGATACAAGAAAGGAAAGACTTTATAAGAAAATTAAAAGAATATTATGGGATAGACTAATCAGACTTTTATATTATTATTTATTATAAAATGACAGTAAAAGAACTTATAGAAAAACTAAAGGATTGTGATCCTAATAGAAAAGTATATTTACGAACTCTTTCTAAAGAGGATGGAGTGAAGGATTGTAAATCAATTGTACAAGGTACGGTAATAGAGAATAACACATGATCTACTGAATGACCAGAAGAAAACGCTCTTATTCTTAGAGATTGGTAAAAGTTTTTATTTCTTACTCATATAAATCATGGGAACAAATCCAGTTATCGAAAGACAAAAAGAGATCATCGAGCAACAAGAAGCAAAAATCAAGGAGCTCGAAGCAGAGATCGAAAGACTCAATGAGCTAATCGAAAAGCTCCAAAAATCTTAGAAATAATCTCAGCTGGAAAATCATCAGCCATAAAAGAGAGATATTAAATTATGGGTGCTCATATAACTAAAATACAGTTGGAAGTTATCCACGCACCACCTGAGCAAGTGGTAAAACTACTCTCTCCATAGAGGACGATTTGCGAGATAGTTGTCACACTATCTATTGGTTGCGACGCTATCTGGGTTGCTAGCCAAAACCAGAAAAAAGTAGGAGTTTTTTGATAATGTTCTCCTACTTTTTTAATTTTTTTCTGAGAAAAATTATTTTCTCTTACCTCATCTTCCACATGGCATGATTTATATATGTTAGGATCTAAAAGACTTAGTCAGTGTATTTTCCAGTAGTGAAGTCTATATCTTCATACTTTTCCACTTTCTCAGTAGCTCATAATTTTTTTCTGAGTTTTCTGAATATCCTATGGTATTCATATTTTCTCCGTTTATGAGCATGATGCATTCGTGGCTTTCTACATTCACTACATTTACATAATCCAAATCACATACTAATCTTTGTGCTGTTCAGCATTTGAGTATTTTCTTATAAAATCAGAATTGTCTACTTTATTCTCCTCAAAATATTTTCTGCTATAAAATTCAGATTTTTTTCAAGGGTTGTAGTTTGATACAGGACGGATATATCCCATTACTCTTGTGTATACCTCGCATGGAGTTCTTGTTTTTGTCATGATTGTAATTTGTAAGATATAAAATTATTTTCTCATTCTTTTTGGTAGTCGCAATGCTCATTCTTTATATCGCTGAGATGGATCATGGATATCTCTAGCACTCAGTCGCTCTAGTAACTCCTGTTGGATTTCAGGTAGTAAAACTCTGCTGGTCATGTCTGTCAGGTGTTCTATTTGCTCAGGAAATATCATGTTAGAGAATAATGTATGAATTGCGTCGTGTGTTGTCTTCCTAATTGTTTCTACATTCAGGGAGTTTGAGGCTCAGAATTTGCTACGTGGGCATCGATGGTGGTCGTTGTACTCTTTTTCTTTTCTCATCCAGTGTTTGTCTTATGTGATAAATGCTTCCATGTCTTTTTTCATTTTAGCTTTCTCACTTTTCTCTCAAATCTTTTTGCATTTTTCTCGCTTATATTTTCCTTGTAGTACTTAATTATACTTGGTAATATAGGATCTATATATTTCTCATACAATCTCCAGCTATTGCAATGTATCAGCCATCATGAATAGCTGTTTATTGCACATCGCTCCTTAAATTTTCGTGGGATTCTTCTATTTTGTTTAATTTTCAGATCTCTAGCTTTCTTCTTAAATTTTTTACAGGTTCTTTTTCTCAGTAGTCTGTATCAGTAGAAATATCTATATCAGACAAAATCTACTCATCTCACTGGCACTGGAAAGATTTGATAATTTCATTTCACTTTTAGATTCAGTCTACCTCAAAGATATGCTGTAATTCTCTTCAAAATATATCTCAATCTTTTCTTACTTCACTCTAGTATCACTACATCATCCATGTATCTGATTACGTATTTACATTTTAATTCTTCTTTTAACCAGTGATCGAAATATGCTAGATAGTAGTTTGCTAGATATTGAGATAGATAACTTCCTATAGGTAGTCATCTTCTTCAGGGGAAGCTATCTATTATCATATCGAGCAGATTCAATAAATCTGGATCTTTGAATTTTCTTCTTAGTAGCCTTTTTAGGATTCTGTGGTTTACACTAGGATAGAATTTTTGTATATCTATTTTTAGACAGTATTTACTTCACTCTTTATCTCTCATGTATCTATCCATCAGCTTCATAACCTGATTTCATCATTTCTTTCTTACGCTAGCACATACAAAATCACAAAATAGACTGTTAAATGTACTTTCCATCTGGAGCATTATGGCTCGTTGTATTATTCTATGAGGATAATATTTGAGTTTCCATAATTCTCTAGATTTTGTCTTATCTCGTATTACTTGTACTGTATAATCTTCAGGACTTATATAGTATTTCTTTTCCTTTAATAATTTCTGGATTTTTCATAGAAAATATTCAGGATTGCTATTTACCATTTGTACCTCTTTGTATAGAGCTTTATCTTTCTTTGCTTTTCTATGAGCTTCTATTAAGTTATCCATATCGTAGATTTTTTCGTACACATTTCCGAGTCTTTTCATTTTTTGTTTATAGTTAAATGATATATAATGTTCCTTTACACCGAGCGTTCGATTTCTCTACCAGCACAGCACCCCCAGATTTTTATGTTTTACCAAGTGGTATGGTTGTACAGCTATCATTTAACCGTGTCCAATATTTCCTTTAGGGATCTATTAGACATGTATTTTTATTTCAGGGATTTATAAAGTCATTAAGACGAGCACCGATATTCGTATTCGTATTCGACGCAGATTGATTCACATTCAAATGGAAAGCACCAGCATTCGAACCATTATTCCAATTACCACCAGCATTAGCCAGACGAGAAGCATTCACATTCGCATTATCGCATTTTTTCTCCTCGTAAAGCCATACCGAAGTACTGCACCTGCATAGCCTACAAAGGCGAAGAGAATCGATGTCTTCGACCGTACAACCAAATTTTGTTTATTCTTTTTTGTTTTCTTTTTCTATCACTATCTCCACCTCAGATTCATCAGAAATTCGCTCTCCGTTTGGTCAGAGTTCAAATTCCTTTTTTTCATCTCCAGTTTTGATAATTATTCTGATCTTCATAATTTTTCATACATAGATCTAAATATTGCATGTGGACTCCGTCCACCTCTCCAGTCAAGCTGGAGAGATAGGGGGAGCTCACTTCGTTCGCTAAAGGAACATAAGACGAGCACCGATATTCGTATTCGCATACGACGCAGAGCGATTCACAATCAAAAGGAAAGCACCAGCACTCGAACCATTATCCCAATCACCACCAGCAAAAGCCAGACGAGAAGCAGACACAGCCGCACTATCGCAATAATAAGTATCGTAATTTGAATTACTTACGGTAGCAGTAGGAGCAAATAATCACTTATTGCTTCATACTATACTTGACAAATCATATCAAGAACCTGTATGTTGTATTGTAGTTCCTGTATTTTCATATGGAGATGAAGTTTTGATATCTCATACAAATCAGCTTAGAGCTGTCCACAAATTTTTACTTCCATCAGTACATATTCATCCTATCCATTCGTGGATATTTCCCCACCAGTCTTCTAGTCAGAATAATTTTACCTGCTGAGTAGCCGACGTAGTTCCATATGTTGCTAATGTTTGAGATACTGTTCATCCTGTATTTACTTTTGCACTTCATCCAGTGTATCATCTTCAGATTACACTTTGACAGTCAGGATTTCAGTATTTCATCATATACAGAGCGTTTATAAACTCTCTCTGATAGAATCCTATTATATCATATCCTGCACTTCCTGTATTTCCATCGTTTGCTCTAGCGTAGTTTATACAGTTTTGCTGAGTAATGGATACCACTGGAGATTGTCAGCTCCAAGATTTTAGTACATTACTGCTATTATACGCTTTGAATGCTCATAGATATAGAGCATCCTTTTTTATAGGGCTTGATAATGTTCATCTACTATGAGCATAGTATTGAAATCCATCAGCTTCAGCGTCTGGATTGTCTGTAATAGATAAAGTCACTGTACTTCCAGACTTGCTCATTTTGATTCATAGTCTAGGGAAGGCTACCATAACATTATCTCAAGAAGTCAGAGTTCATAAACTACTCATATTTATTGCTCATCAGCTTTGTGTACCTTTAACGGTTTCTACTCAAGCAGAACTTAACCTACAAGGATAATATCAAAAGAAATCATCAAAATCTGAACTACCCTGAGTTAGTCAAGCAGCATCATCTTCATACCTAACAAAGAACTGACTAGGGTCTGATGTTTCATTCCATACTATTGTGTAGGTTTTATAAGTAGGTGCTGGAGTATATTTTTTGAATGTGTATTCCTCTCCATTCCTTATTAGTTTAGTTAAATATTTAGTCATATTTTATTAAAAGAAATATAAATCTGATTTAATATAATTTAGTCCAACTACTATCTGGAATTGTAGGGGTATTCTTAAAACAACGAACAGAGAATCCGAGCGCACGGTAGTCGCCACTCTGAGGATTAAGAGAGGACGAACTGAAGAACAAGTAGTACGCGATATCAGCGGAGTAGGCCGTAGAAGACCAATAGAGACCGTAAGAACCTACATTACCGACACTAGACGACGAATAGTCACGGAGACCTGCAAAAGGCAACTTCAATGCTATTCAAAAGTTAGTTCAATCAGAACTTCATCAACCTAAAGCTGTCCATATATCATATACAGATTGCCATTCTGTATTAAGTGGTACGTGAAATCCACTAGGTGCAGGTCATTGCATAGCTGCATTAGTTCAAGTTACTCATCACCAAAGATTATCATTTCTTACACTAGACCAATCACGTGGACTTGAACCTACTGTTATAAATGTGCTACTACTATAATAGTTTCAAGGTCAATAAGAGCTAGCATTTACTTTTGTACTACTTGTTGTTACTGTTCAAGTAAAAGGAAATCAATAATTATTACCCCATTGATAATACTTACCACAGTTAGCTTCACTTAATGTATCTCCGCTATTATACACAGTAGTAGCTCACAGATTTTTATCACTTATTGTTACCCAACTACTTCCATCACTACTTAAAGAAATAAGTCATAAGTCTGAATTATGATATATTCAAGGAGTTGTAATAGGACTAACTCACTCAGTATCTATGTAGTATTGTTCTCAATTAAGCATCAGACTTTCTATATATTTAGCCATTATTATGCTTCATCATCAATATAAATCCAATGATACACTCAGTTGGTTAATTTATCACTTCATAGAGCCCCATATTCATCCTCCGTTCCTATCCAATTTGGATTTCCCCAACTAGCAGTTGTTCAGTCTGTAGTTAAGTATTTTCAGCTCTGTCCTGTTTGACTTGGTAAAGCATCAACATTAGCCCAAGAGGCTGATGTACCATCTGTAGTTAGAAACTTACCACTTTGAGAAGTCTGACTTGGTAAGGCATCTACTGTAGCCCAACTAACATCACTACCATCTGTAGTTAAGAATTTTCAAGAGTTTCAACTCTGGCTTGGTATAACAGCATCTACTACAGTATCCGAGTTCAGAACATCGTATGCTGTTCAGTTTTTATAAACCTTTTTAATCTCTGCCATTTGTTATCAATATATAAGATAAAGATTTCAATCTGATGTCTTACTTGAGGGTAAAGCATCATATCATGATTGTGTTACAGGTATCGTTGTTTCTAAATCCACCGTACTCGCACCACTCTGATTAGCTGTAAATGTTCATTTGCTAGTTCATCATTGATTTATTGCTAATGTTCAGTCGTTAACTGCTATTGTGACAGCTCAAGTATTTCAGTTCACTGATGTTACTCCTGTATTACTTACCGTGTTATTAGATATACTTATTCATGTTCAAGCTGTTAATACATCTTGTTTAGCATCTAATGCAGCATCTAATGCAGCATTGTCTGATGGCTGTCATGCGATATTAGCAAAGCCGACTGACTTACCATGATTAATCTGTAATAACCAAGTACTACCATCAAATAAGTATAAGTCTCCTACTGCCACTTCCTCTGTCTCTACTGTACTACTAGCCGTTCAAGTATATTGTAATCCTGTAGGTCTATAATTAACTGCAGGTGTAGCACTTGATACTGTCTCTACTAGGAAGTAATCTCATGTTTTGTAGTTATATGGAATATCCAAAGGAAAGCTGATAGGTAATCATGTTGCACTATTCCATAAACTTAAGAACCTACCCATAGCTTTAAGTCCATCTATCTGGTCTTGTAGTTCCTTACCTTGATTAGCAGATAAAGCATCTGTAGTACTTGTACTAGACACATTATCTATTACTCATGGAACAGGAATATTAACCGTAGTATTTGTACTAGAGTTAGCAGTAAAGCTACCCAATCCTATTCAGTTTTTTTGTATTGTTAATGTAGCATCATTAACTGTAGGTATTGTTGGTTTATTCTTAATATAGTCTGGTGCATCTGTATCTGTTTGTTCCCAATCTGCTTGTTCCTGTAAGAATGCAGGTCTGTTAATTAAGTCGTTATAATCTCATGTGAAAGCTACAGTAGCTAATTCTCCTCTAAGCTGAGTAAATAAAGCATCTACTTCAGGCTTAGTATAAATCTGAGTATATGTTCCTGTACCTCTATCTATGTATAACTTGTTGTCTTGTCAGTATATCCATCTAACATAATCTCAACTTGTTGTCTTTAGATTTAATAACATTCAACTCTCCCACCATCAGTCACTAGCTAATACTTTACCAACTGTAACTCATACAGGAAAGCTGTCAGTAGGTTTAATTCAATCTGCTAACTGTAAGTCTGTATATAGTTCGTTATCGTTATTTACTTGTATTAAGTTATCCTCATCTCTTAACAGAATTTTGATTACCTTGTTGGCATCTATCTCTATTCCTGTTCATCATGTATAAGGTAACTGTCATTCTACTACTCTTGCCATTTATTTATTAACTATATATAAAATAGCTGTTTCAATCTGTCTCCTTAGAACTTGGTAAAGCATCGTATTGTGCTTGTGTTAAATATACTTCCCCTGTAGTCGTTGGTTTATTTATTAAGTCGTTATAGTTTCATGTAATTGCCACTGTAGCTACATTGTTAGTTCCTAGCTTATTATTCCATGTTGCCTTCTCAGTAGAACTAACATATAGTTTATTACCACTCTCAGAGATATATCACGTTGTTAAATTAACAGCTCATGTAAATCAGTTTACTGAACTTACTGAACCTGTAGGAAATAATAATTCTGTCCAATTACTAAGTGTAGAATATGGGTCATTACTTAATATGTATGTCTTGTTCTCACTTGTTACTATTCCTATATCTCACTTCTTAGCATTAGAAATAGAAGTTAAGTCTGATTTATTAGTAACTGTATACGTTGTCATTACTCACGTACTAGGTACTATATTAGGGTCTAGTCTTCCATCTCCTTTAATTACAGGTATGTTTCATGGATTAGAACCAATATCTAATGCTGCAGCAGTTCATAATGTTGGTTTGTTTAGTAAGTCATCATAATCTCCACTAAACGCTACCGTACTTAACTCACTTCTTAATTGAGTAAAAAGTGCATCTACTTCAGACTTTAAATAAATCTGTTTAAATGTTCACGTTCAGTTATCTATATAGAGTTTACCATCATCTCAATATATCCATGTTACATAATCTCAAGAAGTAGTCTTAAAGCATAACATAGTTCAGGTAGCTACCCAACCATCTGCTGCTAATACCCTACCTGTAGTAACTCCTACAGGTAAAGTATCTTGTGTGGAAACCCCATCCTGTAATTGTAAATCTACATAAGCAGCTTGATTATTGTCTATCTTAATCAGATTATTTTCATCTCTTAACAAAAGGTTTACTACTTTGTTGGCAGTAATCTCTATTCATGCTCAACCTCTCTCGTTCTTATCTCATTCGTATAGTGATACTCCCATCGTTATTTAGTTATGTTATAAATTATCACTCAGTTGGAGTTTCTGTAGGTGTTTCAGTCTCAGTAGGTGTCTCAGTAGGTGTCTCCGTAGGCGTTTCTGTAGGTGTCTCAGTTGGAGTTTCTGTAGGTGTCTCAGTTGGAGTTTCTGTAGGTGTTTCAGTTTCAATTTCTACCCAAGAATTACCATAAGTCATATATGGAGTTTCTGGTTCTACCCAAGAACTATCATAAACAACCATGTCGCTTTCTGATGGCTCTGCCATTCAATGATTAGTGTTCACTTTTAAATCTCCACCAACTTCCCATACTTGTTGTTTATCTTGCCATACTGTTCTTTTTTTACTATCCCATACTCTTTTCATCTTTAATTAGATTAATAATAAAACTATCTAGCAACTACCTTAACAATATCTCAAGCCTGTCCCATAACCATTGGTCTGTTTAAAGCCTGTAATTGTTTATTTCGTGGTAGTTCTATCCTTCACTTAGGATTAAGCTCTATGAAGTCTGCTATATTACCATCATTAGTCTGATTTGCCTCTGTGTAATCTGATACTAAAATACTACCAGCATTATCCTCTCAGGCTGTAATACATAAACTATCAAATAAAGCTCAATAACTGTTTGTTATCTTATCATTAGGTGTAATCCTATCTGATAACTTGCTTACCTCTGTACCAATGTCTATTGGTAGCTCTTGCCAATCTCATGTCATTACGATTGTTGCAATCATCTCATGTTCCTTAATAAATAAAGTTTCCTCTGATATTCCCCATCTGCCTCTCACTTAACATCCAATTCTAACTCCTTCCTTACTTTAATATTAGCTATCTTCTCTAATTCTGATTTCTTTCTTTTTGTTTCCTCTAGTTCCTTGTTTAAATGGTATCTGTTTGTATCCTCTATGTATTGCTTAGAGTTCTCATATTTTTTAATCTGATTATCCTCAAAGATTAAATTATCAGTCTGACTATATTCTGTGATGTACTCTCTGTACTGATTTTGTAACCCTGTTATCCTAAAGCTACTCCTCATTATTATGTTCCCCTTGTCACTTACATACACATACATTACATAGGTATAAAGATTAAATCATAGTATATAGTCGCTGTAGGAGTATCTAACTCTGTACCTCACTCTAACCTATAAAAAGGTATATAATGCTGTCACTCCACATGAATTTTATCAAACAATATCTCATCCCCATTCTCAACGTACTCATTATGCTCTCAGATTTTTATTTTCATTATCATTAAGTAATCCCCATCCTTTATGTCTATCATTCATAATCCACTACTCTCCCTTCAAGATATGAAACATTTATCGTGTATAACCATAGGTTGTTCCATTAGCTTTTGAGAAATCTGACTTATTCTCTCTTGCGAGTGGAGTGTTGTTCCACTTAATGTTTCTACCGTTGTTTTTAAATCAGCTATTACTTTATAAAGTGAACTAATTTCTTTATTCTGATTTTCTATCTTCTCCCTAAGCTCATTAATCTGGTATTGCTTGTTCTGGTTCTTGTTTTCAAACTCTTCCCTCATATCAAACACCCTAGTCTGGTCGTATGCTACTAGATTGAGTTTGTCTTTCTGTTTAGATAGTTCAGACTTAATTCACTCTATCTCTCAGTTAAATGTAGCTAACTCATGATTGTCATATCAGATTTTTATCTCTATTGGTTTTTTGAATGCCTCACTCTCTAACTTCCATACATTCCCCTTCTTCACTCACTCCTGTAAATCCATATACACACTCTTTACCTCCATACCAATTATTAGATAATAAATCTGATGGTAATATAATCATAGGTGGGGGACATCTCTAAATTTTAACTACAAATCAACTTTTGATAGTTCTTACCTGCTATTTTTAATTTCTTAATTGAGAACTGATAAAACTCTCCATTTTTTCATTTTTCAAAAAAATTGTGCGATTTAATTTTAATCGGTATGAATTAGTATAACTAATCAAAAAGTACATTTTTTTGTCCGAATTTCTTGGAGAATACACCACTTGTGATTATAATGCAACCGAGAATGAAATAAAAAAAGTCCAAAAATTATTTTGGAAATCCAACGTTTCGCATATAATACAGGCGAGAATGGATGATTTCATTTCTAGATTAGTTGTGAGAGGGTCTAATCTAGAGAGAGCAACTGAGACACGATATACATGAAAAGTTGAAACTTTCGTGGCAGTAACTACAACGTACGAGTGGGATGCTCTTCCTCAATACTCCTTGACATTAGAGCAGACACTAGATGGTGTTACAGATTTTTCTAATTATTTTCTGAAAAATTTTTAAGCTCTAATAGAGAGGGTTTTGAGGAGAGACTGTACACTCAACCATGAAAGTTTATATATCACACTAACACTTAGAGAGTAAGAAAAAAAGGATAAAAAGAAAAAAGACAGATTTCTCTGTCCTTTTTATATATGGCTAATACTATTATTCTTTTGGTTTGGTATAGAACTGCTCCATCTTTTTACGTTCAGCAGCAGCTCTCTCCATCTTTTGTCTTTTCTGCATACTCTTTATCTCGTTATTACTTCACGATACAGACATGGCTATAAACCATATAGCAAGTCAAAATAGGCATATTGTTATCATGGTGTGTTATGGTTGGTTAAACGATTGCAGTATAATCAGAAATTCCTGAAAGTCAAGAGATTTTAATCGTTAATAGCATCTACTCATGCAACCGCAGCCATTCTACCAGCATCTCCTAAATCATCCCAATTTATACTAAACCATTCTTGTAAATCTGATTTAGATTTAACATTAGATAATCACATTAAATCCATTACTCTATTTCATTTATTCTGATGCCTTCATATTCTATTTAGAATATCTATCATGTTTTCTTTAAACCATGTACTCTCTAATACCTTCTTGGCTATAAATCACTCTAACGTTTTTGCAGATACTCAGTTCTCTGCTATAACCAACCAATCACTAAGTCAGAGAGATGTATTAAGAGCGTTATTATTATCTATTCACTTCCATATAGCATAAGCATTCTGTGTTTCCTTATTAAGCTCTGCTATGTCATTAAATCAGTTTTGCTTTGCTACATCAAATTGCCACTCCCTTAAGTTATTATCCATGTTTGTATATAAGTCTCTATCTTGAGAAGATACATCTTTACCATAACTGAACTTTCTCTTGTTTTCGAAGTATCTCTTTACTTCGTTAGTTTCACTCATTGTTAATCATCAGTTTTTATTCTTTTCTTGTAATTCTAGTAATCTCTCATACATTGGGTCTTTTGTTTTCTTTGAGTACTTAACTACATCATCCATTACATCATCAAGTGCCTTAGAAGTATATCTTCATTCTATCTGTGCTAGTCAATCATCTACTAATCACTTACTTTTTTCAAAGTAGTTAATTAAATCTGCACCATTCTTAATACCCCTATCATTCATCCATGTAGTATATTTCTCCCCAACTCTACTAAAGAACTTATTTTGCTTTCACTTTGACATCTTATTAAGTGAACCTATTGTGTTCTCTGCTATATCTACAGCCTTATTTCTTACAGCACTTTTACCAGCTTTTAATGCAGCTCATCATCGTGGAGCAACCCCTCATAGTAAAGCTCATGTTGCTAATTCTCATGGACTTGCTAATTCTTGGTCTGCTATTGGTTTATAGATTGCCATATCTGCAGCTCATTCCAATGCTCACACGGCTGATTTCAAAGCTGTAGGCGTTTCTTTGGTTACTAAAGGTCATCACAATTTAGTTTCTATAGCTCATTTACCCAAAGCTCATAATCACATAGCCTCAAAGAACTCTGTAAGTGCCTTAGATGTTTTATATGTACCTGAGTTAGTATCAGCATCAACTGTTTTAGAAATCTTACTGTCATCCAAGTATTTCTTAAAATCATCTACAAGATAGTTTACCCTATCTTCATCTGCACCTAGTTGTTTAGCTGTCCATCAGATTATATCAGCAGCAGAATTACCAATAAACTGTCATAATCATGTAGCCGCATCTCATGCTCAACCTACAACATTTCTCCAAAATCATCATTGTGGCTCTGGTGCTTGCATCCATCACATCTCGATAGCAAACTCCTCAGGGTCTTGATTACTATGTGTAAAGTCCATTAACTTTTGATAATCATCAGGAAACCCTTTTAAGTAAGAACTAACAATGTCTTTAGCATTTCATGTTAATTCTACACCTTTCTCCTTAGCAGTATTGCTAATCATCTCTGCCAGCAAGTTAGCCCTAGAGGCAACCTGATACTTCTTTTTTGTTTCAGTATCTGTAGCCTCTAATCAGCTTTTATATAAGTTCATTGTATCAGTCTCCATCTGTGCTGACTGTTGGTTTGCATAGTCTGCATCAGCCTTGTTCTTCCATTGCTTGTACTGATTTAGCTTACTCTGTAGGTGGCTTTCAGCTCTCTGTTGAACTTGGTTTATGTTTTCCTCCATAGTTTAGTGAATTAAAAACTAAATATATTGTATATCATATCATCATTAGATAGATTGCTATTTGC